GTTGTATTACTTACAATGTAGTTGCTTGAAAGCTTGTTGATATCCGTAAATACTACGTTTACAGAAGCAACAGAGTTTGCAGTAACAGCTGGTGTACCGATAGAACTAATCTTAAGATTCTGAGTACCTATAGTCGAGTTACCAATGGTGATGATGTCACCTACTGATAGCTGAGCTACTACCGTATTTGCATACGTATTTGCCGCAGTATTACCTACCGCAGTTCCGTTATCCGAAGTAAATACAAATGATGCAGTATTGGATCCAATATTAACTGTCAAAGCGCCAATTACTGTATTTGAATCTTGTGTACCGATGATATCAATTGTAGACTGATATGCAGTGACACTATCACAGATACTTACACGAAGTGAATTACCGATATCACCTGGGTACTTTGCAATGTACAGAGATCCGGATGCAAATGATGCCTTTGAATCATAATCATCCCTATTCTTGACTACAAGAGTCTGTAAGTCAACTGCACTTGTATTTGCAACAGCAGAAAGAGTGCCTGTTGTAGAAACACCGGCTCTAGCAACAATGCTAGTGACAATATTATTACCCGATGAAGGAAAACCACCAGTTGAATTAGCTACAAAGATATTATCAGTAGATACAGGCTGATTTGCCTTGAATCCAGTGCCGGCACTTGTAATGGTAAAGCTTACAAATCCACCTGAAGCATTGGTAACAAAAGATGCAGTTGCATTTGTTCCACCTGCAGGTGGAACAAATAAGAGGATATCGGTGTTATTATAACCAGTTGAAGTTGTACCTGTAACTGTTACGGAAGTTACCGTGCTCTGAGCATTTGTTGTATTAGCAGCTCTTGCTACCATCAGCGCATTACCATAACCAAAGAAATTAGCAGCGGTGAGGAAAGTCTCTGCATTGTAGTTTGTAGGGGTGCCGAATGTCTCTACCAACTTTGTTTCGGAGTCAACAAGAACTCTTTCACCTACAGGACCCCAACCGAACAAACCAGCAAAAGCACCAACAGAAGTTGATACCGCTGGAACCGTGGTTGTTAGATCTACCTCGGTAACATTTACACCTGGGCTTAATTGAAATGCCATTTTTATCTCCTTTCAAAGAGGACTATGTAAGTTCTCTTTATTTATTTAGAAAGAGTCCTCAGCGCTCGCCATCCAATTGCTCCCTCTAGGAAGCTCAAGTACTTCATCTACAGGCATGCCATCGTCCATAAATCCAAACGGCAACATGTCTTGCGCGATCTCTTCATCAGTCTTTTCTCGTAGTTTTGCTAGAGTATTTATAGAAGTTAATTCTTTGAAGTACATCTGATCTGAGAGCCATGCAAAGAGAACCAGACCCATGACTAAATCATCATGCTTCCCTGATTCTGCCTCGTACGATATACCTTTCCGCGAGAATGTAGAGAGTTCACTTATTGTTTCAAAGTCATAAAGAATCAGCTGATTCTGCTCTATCAATAGCTTTAGGATTGAACAACCAACTGACTTGACTGATTTGGTTGTTCTGATACCTTTATCAATATTTGTTCCAAAGCCAGATGTGATTCTCTTACCTGCTCTGCCGGCAGATTCAGTTGATAGAATGTTTTCATACTCAAAATCATAATGCAGAGACGATGAAACTTGTTCACCTATGTCATTAATTTCTACAAGAACGGATGCATTATTATAGGACTTGCACACTCTATGCAGAATATCAGCATAGTCAACCGGTGTCACTAAGTTGTTTCGAAATGTGCATACTTGACGATAAGGCATTTCTGTAACATCTATTACACTGAATGCTGAATAGTCAAGCCCTTTACCTCTTGATACGTCAGCTATACATGCATATGCTCGATCTCTTCTAGGCTCTTCATACTTTGACAAGCCTTCCTTGGAATAAAGCGGGACTTTATGAACCAGCTCTTTAAGCTTCCAACCGGAAATGAGTGTACCGGATGAACCTTGGAATTCTACACAATTATGATTTACTATTGATCCAGTTAGATACTCATGCTTTTCTCCAACATTAATAGGATCATATACATATACTTCTTCGTCAATTACTCTTTCAATAAATTTAGTTTGGTTGGCTTGAATAAAGGACCCCAAAATTTTTATTTTGTGATCTTCCGTGCATCTGATTATTTGGCCGTCTATGTTAAGAAGAACGGTTTTTGTTACCTTTTTTCTAGAGATGCCAGTAAATTGTTTAAATCCATCAGGTGTTAAAATTTTTATACCGGTGCGGTTTCGAGCAATTTCGACCATAACTTACTTTTTCCTGTAATAATATTTCGGATCATTGTTGCATGAAAAAGAAAAGATCTTCAATTGCTATTTCTGAAATGGTACCGTCGTTGGTCTGAATAGTTACTTTTGTATCACCTGTAATACAAAACTCCTGGGCAAACTTTTCCAAGTCAAAGTTCAAACCAGATAGAGTATTTTGTCTCCACTGTTCATCTCTGCCCGGGACTCTATCCCACTTAACCATGATGTTCTTGTAGCTGTTACGTTTCTCTACGGCATTTTGCCATATGGCATAAAAGTGATTCAATCCATTTGGTGTAGATACCAAGACCACTTTGGTGCTCTTACCGGAAGAAACTGTAGGATAAACTGATGTGAAGAATTCATCCCAGTTGTCAATGAAGGCAGCCTCGTCGATGAACAACAAGTTAATAGAGAAGCCTCGAATGTTGTCGGATGAAGTAGCGGTTGCCAGGACTCGGCTATTATTTTCTAGAACAAATGATCCCTTGTTCCACTCGTTGACACCGTGCTGCAACCACTTTGGCAAGTGCTGATATGCTAGCTGGACCTTACCAAGAATTTCACGGGCAGTCTCAGCTTTATTTGCAAGAAGAGCAACGTTCTTGTCGCTATTAAAGAGGATATACCAAAGGATGAAAGCACAAGTAACGGTTGACTTTCCGGCCTGACGGCTTGTAGCAAAGATGCAGTATCGTTCCTCCTGCATCGAGTGAAGCATTTCAATCTGGTAGTCGTATGGTTCAAACGCAATCAATCCGCGGTCTACGTTCACAATTTTCATGTAGCGCTTTACAAAGTAAACTACATCCTCCGAACACTTCACCCATTCTTGAACCATCTCTGGGGTCCAATTGACTTGTACTCCGGATCGCTTGAGGTTAGGATTGCCGTTGTAGAACTTTAAATTGTTGATGGGAGATTGTTCTGTCATGATATACCTATTGACTTTGTGGTTGAGTGGTGGTATAATGCTCTATGAGTCAATAAAGATGATACCTTATGACTCATTTCTAAGTTGAGCAATTACCTTAGCCAACTCTGTGGTACTACCCACATAGAGGTTGTTTGTCACTTGTGACTTGCCTTCATCACTAGTTGGTGTGTTAGGCTTGTCTATTTGACGGATATCCTTCTGTATTTCCATCAGATGTTTACTTGCGCTTACAGCCGAATCCATCAACTTGGCAAGTACTTCAAATGCCCTAGGATTCTGTGACTGATCGGCTATAACCGAAAGCTTTGCAATAGCATCATTGGCATTTTCAACCACTTCACGGATATTTGCTCGAGCAAAAGTGAAGTCTTCTTTTGCAGAGTCATCATGTACTTTAGCAAGTATGGTGGCCACCGCCGTTGATTGATGCATAGAACTAAGTCCTAATGCTCTATCAATCGGGCTATTACTGTCATCATCTATCATTGTTGTGGATCCTTGGGATCGTCAATTGTCACTACAAAGCCGAAGTCGTCTGTAGCAAGAATCTCGTCGACTGGTATTGATAGGCTAGAATTTGAAGTAGGAGAGCCATTAGCGAGTAGTCCAGGCTGTATAGTAATGCTAGCAACTGGGTCTGCTGTTCGATCGATTTGATCATACAGATTTGTTATAGAGTACTTAATGATCTTTGTTGACTTGACAGGGCCATACATGTAGCCTTTGAGCGTGAAGTCTAGTGTCCACACCATAGTTCTTCGTTGTGTGAAGTCACCTTCATACACATCGTCAAGATCAACTCTGTCAAGTATTACTGGGATATCGTGCTTTACATCCATCTCTGGAATGAGTAGAGCTGTAACTGTCCAGTCAGGAGTGAAGTATGGTAGAATCTGCTCGACTATCCTAGTACCATCTTCTGCATTCTTTGTTAGGATGCTTAGCTTGAATCCTATGTTGTATGGTACTGGAACATACTGATACTTTCTTTTGTTATCGTTAGTCGTGTCATTATAAGAAAATTTGGTGACAGATGATAACTTCCTAGATCCATCGTAGTCAAACTTAGTCATTTCGAACGTCATCATAGGCAAAGGATATGTAGCAGTAGGTCTGTCAATATCCGGATCTTGGAATACCCTAGTAAGTGCCTTATCTTTAGGTCCGTATGTAATAGGAACGCGAAGTCTCAGCACTTCATTGCCGTCTTTGTCTTGCTTAGTGATGTAGATGTTATTGAATAGTGTTCCAAATGTAATAATATACTTTCGAATCAAATCAAAATAGAACGGATTAGTATTGAACATTCTAATAATTGTCCTCTGCAAACGGATTCTTTTCAGTAAAGTCAATGAAGTCGTTTGACCCTAGAGGGAAGTTTTCCGAGCCGTCTTGGATTACATCATTGTCGGCTGCTGGATTAAGTTGAGATAGATTGTAATTTTCTGCAATTATTATGTTACCGCTCTCATCTGTGATGATCTGATCTGTTTCATCTCTGAGTGCATAGTCAAGTACATTGAGTGAGAAGTTAGTTTGTAATTTATCAATCTCGCCAACACCAGTACTAAATTTCTCATTGGCATATTCAAAGAGCTCTACTGTAATTTCCCATGTTGGCAAAGTACCTAATGGATAAAAGAATTCTTGCTTCTTGATATACATGATCTTGAAGCATTTGTCATTGAGTGGGAAGTAAATCAAGTCACCTTCATTAGGTCTAGTCTGGCCAGTCAAAGCTGCAATCTCTGCAGAGAATACTCTTTGTGATATGGAGAATACAGCCTGGTCTCTAATCTGTAGTCCAAACTTTGACATGAAGTTACCATCACCAGTGAAGCCGTCCACTGACTTGATGTAAAGTTCTACTAGTATAGCTCGATTGTATTCTGAGATAGCATCCTCACCATAGATGCTATCATATCTCTTAAGCTCCCTGGGGACATAGTACATGTTTTCACCATATATACGGATTGACTCTATGACTAAGTCATGTAATAAATCTTGCTCACTAGTTGCTTGATAATTATTAAAATAGAAATTTGTAGTAATGTTAGCCTCCCGTCTTTTCTCTACGAGAAGCCCACCAGAGCTTCATTCTTTCTGAATGTAATTCACTATAATTATCAGGTCTTTTAGCTAAACTTATCTTGCCTGCTATACTTGCATTTTCTTTACTCTTAGGATTTAGTAATTTTGCATTTGACATCTTTTGTCTAGTAATTTCTGTATGCTTAGTATTTTTTCTGACAGCAACTATTGCTGCAGTATGCTCTGGTGAGTTCCTTGATCTTCTTCTGCCTTCATGAAGTTTGTGAGCATGTTCAGGCGATATCTTTCTACCTTTACCTGCTTTTCCTATATTTTTCTTGTGCTCTTCCGTCATGGTATCACTAGACCATCCATCAAAGTAAAGACCGTCATTATTATGCTTAT